CTGGTATAATACAACAGACAATGTATTAAGATATAGAAATCCTGCAAGTACAGCTGCATGGGCATCTGGCGGTAATTTAAATACAGGGAGAGATGCTCAGGGTCAAGCTGGCCCACAAACTTCAGCTATAGTTATGGGTGGACTTGCAGGTGATACATATCAAACTATTGCAGAAACTTATAATGGTACATCTTTTACAGAAGTTGGTGATTTAAATGCAGCAAGAAGTGTAGGGGGAAGTGCTGGAACAGCAACTGCTGCACTATACTTCAATGGTGAAATGCCGGCTAGTCCTAATATATTTGCTGGTAATGAATCTTGGAATGGTTCATCTTGGACAGAAGTAAATGACGCCAATACAGCTAGAAGATTTGCAACAGGTGCAGGTATACAAACATCAGCACTATCTATTGGTGGTGACACACCTACAGGAGTTGCAATTACTGAATCATGGAATGGTAGTTCTTGGACAGAAGTTGGAGATTTAAATACAGCTCGAGGGGTTGGTGCTTCAGCAGGTGCGGATAACACAGCAGCTTTATTGTTTGCTGGTGGGCCTCCTAGCTTTGGTGCAGCTCATGAAGCCACTGAACAATGGAATGGCACTTCATGGACAAGTGTGGCAGATGTAAACACAGCAAGTAGAATAACGAGTGGTTGTGGAATATCAACCGAAGCACTTTGTATGGGTCGTTTTACTCCGTCATCACCTACTTATGGGAATACAGAATCTTGGAATAATACTACTTGGACAGAAGTAAATGATATGTCCACAGGAGTATTTTTTGCATCAGGTTCAGGTACAACATCAGCAGGTTTATGTGTAGGTGGAAGAACATCACCCTCTGCTAAGAATAGGCAAAATTCAGAAGAATTTACAGCTGTAAGCACAATTGCGGTGGATTAAAAAATTATGGCAGACTATAAAGAAATCGTTGGAACAAGAGTAAAGGCAGTATCGGCAAACCCATCTGACCCATCTGATGGTCAAGTTTGGTACAATAGCACTGATGAAGCACTAAAATATAAAAAGGCAAATGCTGGTGGAGCTTGGTCTTCTGGTGGTAATTTAAATACAGGTAGGTCAAGTGGTGGTATGTTTGGTCCACAAACTGCAGCTATATATTTTGGTGGTCGATTAGCACCTGGGCCTGGCGCGCAGGATATTGTAGAAAGTTATAATGGTAGTTCTTGGACAGAAGTTGGAGATTTAAATGAAGCAAAAGATGAAACAGCAGGAGCAGGAACATCAACAGCGGGTCTTGCTTTTGGTGGTGAACCAACTACAGCTAATGTAGAATCATGGAATGGAAGTTCATGGACAGAAACTACTAACATGAATACAGCAAAAGATTATCACAGTAATGCTGGCACACAAACATCTGCACTTGCATTTGGTGGTGAAGACCCAGGTGGCCTGACTGCAAAAACAGAATCTTGGAATGGTAGTGCTTGGACTGAGGTTAATGATTTAAACACAGGTCGAGACCAGGGTGGTTCAGCAGGTACAGATAACACATCAGCATTAATGTTCATGGGTGATACTGTTGGTAATGGAACTGCAACTGATAAAACAGAGCAATGGAATGGTAGTTCTTGGACAGAAGTTGGAGATTTAAATACATCAGGTAGATTTGGAGCTGGTTGTGGAACATCAACATTAGCTATGGCCATGGGTAGATATCACCCATCATCAAGTAATTGGGACCTCTGTGAACATTGGAATGGTAGCTCTTGGTCAGAAGTAGCAGATTTGGCTTTAGGAAGATATTTTACACCAAGTCATGGTGGTACACAAGGAGCAGGTTTATTGGCAGGCGGGCAAGCAGGGCCTGGTGGACCAAATAAACAAAATACAGAAGAATTTAGTTCTGTATTTCAAATAACACCAGAATAAATAAAAGACTATGGCAGATTACAAAGATATAATTGGTTTAGATATAGAGGCAAAGTCAGCTAACCCTACTGATGTTATAACAGGAGAAATCTGGTTTAACAATACCACTGGTAAGTTATCATATAAGAAACCAGATGGTGCAAACACTTGGACAACAGGTGGTGACTTAAATGTTGGAAGAAGAATGCATGGTGGTGCTGGAACACAAACAGCTGCACTTATGTTTGGTGGTATAGGTGTCACCCCACCACACGCTGGTATAGACCAAAGTTTAACAGAAGCATATAATGGTAGTTCTTGGACAGAGGTTGGTGATATGAATACAGCAAAATATCAATTTGGAGATTATGGAACTCAAACAGCAGCTGCCTCAGTTGGTTCTGCTGATGCACCAGAAAAGAAACTTCATGAACAATACAATGGCACATCTTGGACAGAAACTACTGATACAAATTCTGATAAACAATATGCAAAAGCTGATGGTACACAAACAGCTGCACTTGCTGTTGATAGTAACTCAGGTGGCACTGAATTATGGAATGGTAGTGGTTGGACTGAGGTTAATGATTTGAATGAACAACGCTTATGGGCAGCCTCTTGTGGAGAAGCCACAGCTATGCTTTTTTTTGGTGGTTCACCTAATGGGGCAGCCAGTTCAGGTAAAACTGAATTATGGAATGGTACTTCATGGACAGAGGTTAATGATACAACCCCAGCAAGACATTTTTTATCAGGAGCAGGAACATCAACAGCAGCACTTGCTATTAATGGACAAAGTACAAAAACTACTCAACAATGGAATGGTACTTCTTGGACAGAGGTTAATGATTCGAGTTTAGATATGAATCAAGGTGCTGCTTCTGGTACACAAACAGCTGCACTTTTGTTTGGTTCACAAATTCCTGGCAATACTACTAAAACTGAGGAGTGGAACCCTGTTGATGGTACACAAACAGTAGATGATGCATAAATGGTTGTATAAATAGTGTAAGGAGAATAAACATGGCAGATTATCAATATTGTATAGCAGAAAATTGGGGAAAAGGTTTCATAGAAAATCATGAATCTGGTAATTTTAAAATTTCTGGATTTCCAGCAGATATCTGGCAAGTACCAATTAACAATAAAAAAGCAAATCTTTGGATAGCAAAAGTATTAGGTACTGTAAAAACAAGAGATGAAGCTCAAGCTATTTTAGATACTGAAATTGATTCTCAACAAACTGCATGGGATAATGATAATGTAGATGGTGAATCATCAGATGAAAAGATTGAAAGACTTGGTGCAAAACCTGTTGACATAACATTACCAGCATAATAATCCATATTATTTGCGTTATATATATTATATAACATATAACATACTACATTAGGAAAGTGAAATGAGCAAAGAAAACTACAAGCAACTTATTGAAAAAGAAAGTGAAAGTTTAAATAATCTTTTAGACATAGAAGAACTAAAAGAATTTAAAATGATGACTTCCGAGTTAAAAGATACTTGGGAAAAAAAACAAATGTTTCGTACAGAAACAGAAGCAAGATTCTCTGTTCTTCAAGACAATCGTTATACTACCCCAGCTGCAAAATACTGGCAGTGTGTTAGAGAACAAGCAAGTTACATAGACAATCTTATGGTTTTATCTTTTGAGTATAGAAGAAATCAAGCTAAGATTAATAAGTTAGAAGAACAAATAAGAACAGAAAAAGATAAACATGAAAAAGTTAATTTTGAAATTGACTTAGATGAATGTCGTTTTAATAAAGCGTCTATGGAAAGACAAGCTCATCATAGAATGAGAGAAATTAAAATGTGGTCTAAACTTAAAAAAGAATTTAATGATGGTTCATTTGATACAAAAGATGTTAATCAACATCAATTAGAATCTTATGGAAGACAGTATGCTATCAAAGCTAAAAATTTAACAGAAAATTCTAGTGAAGCAGATAAGTTTAATGTACTAGGACAACTTGAATCACTACAAAGAATTAAAAAATCTGGTGAGTTATTATCTAACGAAGAAAAAGAAAAATTAAATCACGAAAAATCTGAAACTTAATTTTTATTATGAAATTTCAACATGTAAATCTAGGACAGACTGTTCTAAAGTATCAAGTACCATATGATATCTTTATATCACTTAATACAATTTATCAAAATGAATTTAAAAATCTTCCACCTGCTAATAAAACTTTAGTTGGTAAAATACAAAACGAACATTCTCTCTATTATAATGGACTAGATGTAAAAGAAATACAAAAACATAATTTTTTACCTTATGATATATTAAAATGGTTTGAAGATGTTTATACACATTATCTAGATTTTAACTATATTAAAGATTATAAAATACACCTACAATCAATATGGATTAATGAAATGAAAGAGCATGAATATAATCCTGTGCATGTACACAGGGGTGGAATATTTACAGGTTTGTCTAGTGTAATGATACTTAATTTACCTGATACTTATGGAGTAGAATATTCTGCTGAAGATAAACCTCAAAATGGTGCTCTAAATATGTTTGGTTCATCAACAGGTCAGTTTGCTAAAACTGATTATTCACCACCATTAATTAAAGGAGATTTTTTTGTATTTCCTTATGACATGCGACATTGTGTTTATCCTTTTAATAGTACAAATCAAATAAGAAGAACACTGGCTGCAAATTGTGATGTAGATTATAACCCTCTTGAAAATAGAGGAGCAATGGCAAGATGAATAATAAACATAGATACTATAATCAACCTGGCAGAATAACTGAACCTAATTGGAAATCATATGTTGTAAAGACTACAGATGAACCTGTATTTACACCAGAACAATGTAATAAGATAATAGACACAGGTCGTTCTCAACCAAAAAGAACAGGTAAGATAGGGATTACCAGTAATGAAGAAGCATATAATACAGATACAAGATTAAGTCATATCTCTTGGATTCCATTTGGTATGTTAGAACCAATGTATCGACAACTTGAAACAGTCATGCATAATACAAATAAAAATCATTTTGGTTTTGATAATATGCAATTAACCGAAGAAGCTCAGTATACAGAATATTCGGATGGTGGATTTTATAACTGGCATATGGATAGTGGTATTGATTTTAGAGGTGGAAATTCACCTGTTAGAAAAATATCTATGTCTTTATTATTAAATCATGAAAGTGAATTTGAGGGTGGTGAGTTAGAATTATTTGCAGATGGTAATGTAGCACCTTTAACACAAGGACATGCTATTTTCTTTGCTTCTTTTTTAAATCATAGAGTAAAACCAGTGACCAAAGGAGTGAGAAAATCTTTAGTGGTTTGGTTTGGGGGCACACCTTTCAAATGATTAGAGAATTACATTTTCCAACACCGATTTATATATTTGACCATAATGACCCATTACTAAATGTGCAGTTAGAAAAAGATATTTTAAATTGGATGAATGAAGATAAAGGTGTTACTAAAACAAATATTAAAGGTTGGCATTCTACCACAGATATGGATAGGAAACCTGAATATCAAAGATTAGTACAAGGATTGTTTGAAGCACAATTTAAAATTTACGAAGAAGAACATTTAACTAGTGAACCCTATCTAGGTGGTATGTGGGCAAATGTAAATCCACCAGGCGGTATGAATCGTGCTCACATGCATCCTAATTCTTTATGGTCAGGTGTATACTATGTTAAGGCACCACAAAATTGTGGCCACTTAAAAATAGATGACCCAAGAACATCTGCAGCCATGTCTAGACCAATTATGAAAGATGGCGAAACACCTAGTAGATTATATAGAGAAACGAGTTATGAAGCGGTTGCAGGTCGTTGTATTATGTTTCCCTCTTGGGTAACTCATTGTGTAGACCCAAATGAATCAGATGATTTAAGAATATCTGTATCATTTAATTTTTTACAAAAAACTTTAATGGTGTAAAATATGTTTAAAGAAAAAAAATATCAAATAATTAAAAATGCAATTTCTTACGAGTTAGCAAACTTTGCTTTTAACTATCAGTTATTAAGAAGACAAGCTGTTACACATATGTATCAGGGTAACTATACAGCAGACAATGGGCATTATGGACATTTTAAAGACCCACAAGCTCCTGGCGTGTATTCTGAGTATTCAGATATGTTTATGGAAACTTTACTAGTAAAAGTTTTACCTATATTAGAAAAAGAAACAGATTCAAAATTAATGCCAACATATTCTTATATGAGAGTATATGAAAAAGGTTCAGTATTAGAAAGACACACAGATAGATATTCATGTGAAGTATCTACTACTTTAAATTTAGGTGGTGACATGTGGTCAATCTATCTCAAAGATACAGAGGAAAAAGTAATAGAGGTTAAACTTGAACCTGGTGATATGTTAATATACTCTGGTTGTGAATTAGAACATTGGAGAGATAAATTTGAGGGTGAGTTATGTGGACAAGTCTTTTTACACTATAATGATATGTCTAATTCTAAATGGAAAGACAATGCATATGATGGTAGACCACATTTAGGCCTGCCTACTTGGTTTAAAGGGAAAAAAGTATTATAAATAATGTATAAATAAGAGAAAGAATAGGATTCAATTCATATGACAAGAGCAGTTAGAAATAGAGTATTACCAAAAGAAAGCACAACAAAACCTTTAATTATAAATGGTGATATGGCTATAGCTCAAAGAGCAACAAGTGCTACAACAGTTGGTAATGGTAATTCAGGTTATAATACTTGCGATAGGTGGAGATTTAGTGAACTCGGAAGCCCATCTGGGGAATTTACTATATCACAAGATACAAGTGTACCTACAGGTTATGGTTTTAAATCTTCTTTAAAATTTGATGTAACAACAGCAGACACTAGCATGGCAACAGGAGATTTATTTAGATTAGAGCATAGAACTGAAGCACAAGATTGCAGACCTTTAAATTATGGAACATCACTTGCAGAAGCAACAACATTGGCTTTTTGGGTAAAATCAAATAAGACAGGCACCTATAGTTTTCATATAAGACAAAATGATGACCAAAGAGGTCTTACAAAATCATATACGATTAGTTCTGCAGATACTTGGGAGAAAAAAATAATTAATATACCTGCTGATACAACAGGTGTTATTGAGAATGATACTGGCATAGGATTAATGTTATATTGGAATTTAGCAACAGGTACAGATTTTACAGGTACAACACAAGAAACTTATGCTGCAAATGATGATGCTTTTGTTGCACAAGGTCAAGCAGTCAATGTTTTAGATAACACATCTAATGAATGGCTAATAACAGGTGTACAACTAGAAATTGGAGATTTTAATGCAGACACAATACCACCATTTCAGTTTGAAGATGTAACTACAAATTTAATGAGATGTCAAAGATATTTTGAAAAGGTAACAGTAGATTATGTTGGTGCTTCAGGTGGTAGTGGTACTAAAGTTGTTTATTGGTCATATAAAGTTCCTAAAAGAGCAGTACCGACAATTACAGAAGCCAATACTACAAAAAGTGGTGTTCAACATACTTCGGTAGACGCCTATGGTATTAATAGAAGTGGTGATAACGCTGCTGACTTAGGTTTAAATACAACTGCCGACTGTGAATTATAGGGGAAAATAATATGATAATTAAATCAGCAAAATATTTAGCAGCAGGTGGCGTGAGTGGTCAACCAAATATTGCAATTGAGGCTGTAATTACTGAAAATGGTAGTGATTCTACTATGATAGTTCCAATGGATTCAAATAATAGACACTATGAAGCTATTTTAGAATGGGTTGATGCTGGAAACAGTATAACGGCTGCAGATTAAAGGATAAAGAATTATGACACGAAGTAGAGAAGTATCGAAAGGCGCAACACGAAACGAATTTGTTTATACAGCGACCTCACAACAAACAACCTTTAGTGGTAATGATGATAGTAGTAATTCACTAGCATATACTGCTGGTCAAATAGATGTATTTGTCAATGGTGTAAGACAATCTGCTGCTGACTATACAGCAACGAATGGAACATCAGTCGTATTAGGTGCTGGTGCATCTGCTGGAGATACAGTAAACATAAATGCATTTGGAACATTTAGTGTTGCAGATGTTATAGTCGATAGATTAGAATTTGATTACACTGCTACTGCTGGACAAACAACCTTTACAGGAAGTGATAACGATTCACAAACAATGGCATATACTGCTGGTCGTATAGATGTATATCTAAACGGCTCTAGATTAAATGTAACAGATGACTATACAGCAACCAATGGAACATCAGTCGTATTAGCAGCTGGTGCTCAGGCAGGAGATTCACTTGTTGTCGTTGCACATGGAACAGTAAATTTAGCTTCAAATATATTGTCTGGTGATTTAGATTTAGCAGGTAATGAATTAATATTAGATGCCGATAATGACACAACAATTACTGCTGACACAGATGACCAAATAGATATTAAGATTGCTGGTGCAGATGACTTTAAATTTACTGCTAACACATTTCATGCTTTATCAGGTTCATCAGTTTTAATAGGTGGTGGTAGTTCTAGAGATGTAGGTGGAAATGGAGCAAATATAGTTCAAATAGAAGGCACAGATTTTCCAACTTCATCCATGAGTTTAACTTGTAATGCAAATGGAACAACTGCTCCAACATTAAGATTTGCTAAATCAAGAGGAACATCATTAGGCTCTAGCACTGTCGTTCAAGATGGTGATGAATTAGGAGTAGTTGTATTTGCTGGTGCTGATGGCACAGATGTTGCCTCACAAGGTGCTGTTATAATTGCAGCTGTTGATGGTACACCTGGCGCTAATGATTTACCTACAAGATTACAATTTAAAGTTGCTGCTGATGGCGCCTCTAGTGGAACAGAACAAATGAGAATTAGTGCTAATGGTAGAACAGACTTAGGTACAGGTCCACAATCAAATGGTGCAAAACTTACACTAAATTTCACATCAACAACAGAGGGTGGAATAAGACTTTCTGATACAGTTACATCAGGTACACATACACAGATACAGTTTCTTAGAGGTGGTACTCAGGTTGGGAAAATTGAATGTGCTGCCCAATCATCTACAGCTTATGTAACAACATCTGATTATAGAATGAAAGAAAATGTAGATTACTCATGGGATGCTACAACAAGATTAAAACAATTAAAACCTGCTAGATTTAATTTTAAAGAAGAATTTGATTCTGACAAAACAACAGTAGATGGTTTTATTGCACATGAAGTTTCAAGTATAGTACCTGAATCAATAGTAGGAACTAAAGATGCTACAAAAACCATAACAAATGTTGTTAAAAATGCAAGTGGAGATGTAATAGGTGAAAATATAAAAGAGGCAGATTGGACAGCAGGTAAAGCAGCAGACCCACAATTATATCCAAGTGATTCAACATGGAGTGCAAGTGTAACTGTGCCTGATTATCAAGGAATAGACCAAGCAAAACTTGTTCCATTATTAGTTAAAACAGTACAAGAATTAGAAGCAAGAATAGAAGCATTGGAGAGTTAAAATGGCAATAACAAGAGCATTTAAAAACGCAGTACATCAAGAAAGAAGAAAAACACCAATCGTTGTAAATGGTGATATGGCTGTTTCTCAAAGAGCAGGAGATGTCACAGGACTAGGTGATGGTGATGAGGGGTATGTAAACATTGATAGTAGAATGAGGCATACTGTAACTGCTGGTGCTGGTCGATACACATGTAAACAAACAGCTGACGCTCCTACTGATAGTGGGTTTGATAAATGTTTAGAATTAGATTGTACTACGGCTGATACTTCAATTGCCGCTGATGAATTCATGGGAATAGATTATAGAGTAGAAGGTCATGATGTACAACATTTAAAATGGGGAACATCTGATGCTGAATATTTAACTGTTGGATTTTGGATGAAGTGTGATGCTGCTGTAGCATACTCTACTGGTTTTATTAATAGTGATAATGGCAGACATATTAGGTCTTTATTTACAACAGGCACAGATTGGACATATCATTGTATACCTTTTATTGGAGATACTGATAGTGCTCCTAATGATGATTTTGGTGAGGGTTTAAGATTAAGATTTATATTTCATGGTGGTTCTAATACTACAAGTGGTACTTTAGGAACTTCATGGGAATCAACAACTTCTGCTAATCAGCATGTTGGTGGTGGTTCATTCTTTGCAAGTACAGATAGAAGTATAAAAATGACAGGACTACAATTAGAAAGAGGTTACTTTACAGCTGAAACAATGCCACCATTTCAACATGAAAGTCAGCACGAAAATTTAGCTAGATGTCAGAGGTATTGCGTGGTAGTAGGAAGTGGAGATGCTAGTTATCAAAACATAGGTGGACATGGACTAGGTGTTGGTTCAACTATTGTGGACAATGTACAACCATTACATCCGCCAATGAGAACAGAACCATCAATGAGTAATAGTGGGAATCTTCAAGCATCAAATGGTTCATCAGGATTTGCTGCAACAGCTATTGCAATTTCAACCAACAAGAATTCTAGGCAATCAGCAGGAATTAGAGTAACTGTTGGTTCAGGTATTTCAGCAGGGGATTCTTATAGAATAGAACAAGCTAACGCTTCGACTTCAGTAGTAATATTGGATGCAGAGTTATGATACAAAGTGCAAAATATATAAAACAATCTGTGTATGGAGTTGAACAAAATATTTCAGTTGATGTAACTTACACAAATGGAGAGATTTGGCATGTTCCTTTAAATGCAACAGGGAATAGACATTGGGATGAATTACAAGAATGGGTTGATGCTGGAAACAGTATAACGGCTGCAGATTAGTACTGAAATACTAGTAAATGTTCCTATATACTGTTTAGAGTGTCTAATATCCAATATTTAGAGTTTTATATCTTTTTGATATGATGATATCACTTGATATTCAAAACAGTCAAAATAACATACTGTAGGACTTCATTTTTTTATAATATCCTTATTTTGTCTTACTATTTACTATTATTATAAATACTAGTAAAATAGGATAATTAGTATGGCGATACCAACAAGTAAATCAACATTTAAATCATATTGTCTTAGAGCTCTAGGATTCGGCGTCATTGATATTAATGTATCAGATGACCAAGCAGATGATAGAATAGATGAGGCATTACAATATTTTGCTCAGTATCATTATGATGGTGTTGAAAAGATGTATCTAAAATATCAACTTACACAAACTGATATTGACCGTGCTCGTGGAAACACCACAACAACATCTGCTGATACAGTAGATAGTTCTATCACTGCTAGTTTTAAAGAAGGTAATAATTTTATTCCTATGCCTTCTTCTGTTGTATCTGTAGTTCAAATATTTAATTTTGATGAGGCTCAAACAAATAGTATGTTTGATATTCGTTATCAATTAAGATTAAATGACTTGTATGATTTTTCATCTACATCAATTATACATTATGAAATGACCATGCAACAATTAGATATGTTATCACATATACTTACTGGTGAAGTTCCAATTCGTTTTAATCAACATCAGAATCGTTTGTATTTAGATATGGCATG